ACCCATTGGACTGGACACAAAGACCGCCTAGATAGATTAAAAAGGCTCTCTGGGTTTGGCTCTACCGCTTACGCCTTCGAAGAGTTGGTTGCGGAGCTTGGTGCGGCTATGGGCGGCAATCTTTTGGGCGTTCCATATGAAGGGCTACAGCATGAAAACTATATTGCCAACTGGTTGAAGGTCTTAAAGGAAGACCCCAAGCACCTAGTAAAAGCCGCTAGTCTAGCATCCAAGGCGGTTTTGTATATGATGGAAAATTCAGAAATGGAGATTCAACAAGCCGCCTAAACTTACCTGATGAGATTGATGGGGATCAATCGAAACGCCCGCAAGGGCGTAGTAAGACCCAAACAATAATTTACTAGGAAATAATATTATGAATATAAAACTTTTATGCGATCTCAGGGATGAATTAAGATCAAACGATATAGAAGGCGCGCTGTGGCATGCGTCTTGCCATTTTGAAGTGATCAGAAAAAACCTAGATCAAAATAATCATCCAGTATGGGCGGAAGAAATTTTTGCTTTTGAACAGCGTTTGGATAATCTACTGGAAGAAATAAAAGATTACGCATTACATAGGGAGTCAGATTATGACTTTGAATGAGAGAAACGCGAGAGCCGCTAGATATTTAGCTCAAAAAAGATTTGCCGCCCAAGAGAGAAAAAATAAATTTCTTGATGCGGTCGAATTTATAACAGGAGTCCTACTGGTTGCCAGTGGGACTATCTTAATCACCTGCTACTTTTTAGGAGTTTAGAAAATGAAAAAGATCGATATTTATAAAACCATGCTTCTGTCTGACTGGGAGAGTGCCGCAGAAGTCACCCGCTATGAAATCTATTTAATAGAGGATGAGACTGAAATTTGGCATACGCGATTTGATGAGGAGCTAGCTCAACAAATTGTAGTTAGTAAATTAATGCGGGAATGCTTCACCAAGGCGGAGAAAAAAAGATGGGATGATATTTTATTTCAGGATGAAGAAGTAAATGCCGCAAGGGATAAATGGTATACATGGCACAAAAAACTAGAGGCAGTTAAAAAAGCTAGAAAAGCCGCCTAATTTTAAACCTACCTAGGGGAGCTTCTAAGCTCCCTTTTTTTTACCCTATACAATCACCCTACCTAGTAAGAGAAAAGCCCTGAGAATGGCTTATATTAGCTCTGAGAGTATTTATTTCTTAGATATTCCATTGATACAGGCAATTCATCACAACTCCCATCTTCTACCTGATTCAACATCCAAATTCCCCGCCAACTGCCATTGGTTTGCGGTGTAAGGTACGATTCATCGTGTTGGTAAAAAATACCAGAGAATAATCCAAGCATATTTTTGCCATCAGCTCTTCTGCCATAGGCTATATCTCTGTCTTGAATATGCCCGCATACACAACTCATATATTTTTTGGATAGCATTGCCTTAGCTGAGCTACAAGGTCTGCCCATCACGCCTGAAGTAAAGTAATGAGAGTAGGCTATCCCATCTACAACTGCTACATCAAGAAAGTCATAAACCTCAAAACCAAACTCATCTAACTTGAAGTCATCATAGGATATTAATCCCTCAAGTTTTTCATCGGCTTCAATAGCTCTTTCAATTCTTTGTTCATGGTTTCCGAGAGTGTAGACCAGTCTTGGATTCCATTGCTTTTGCTTATTTTTAATGAGTCTTTTCTGTTCCTGCCTGATGGGGTCGATAAAGGCTTCCATTGCCCTGATGCCTGACTCAATATCTGCGGTGTATCTTCTACCTGCAAATGAGCGCGACCCGACATCAAAGCGTGAGAGGCTTGGCATATCAAAGTGGTCGCCCAAATGAACGATAACATCTGGTTTTTTGTCAACAGCATACAGTCCTGCCCATCTTAGATGGTCAATAGGTTGGTTAGGTTTAACTTGGGTATCAGGTATTACAAGATGCTTGGTCATTCTCTTACCTCGCGGGCGTATTATAGTGATTCCAATGTTTAAATTCTAATGCTGTTTTTTTATATATTATATACCAAAATGTAATGGTTCGTTTTAGCCTCTGGTGAACCACTCCAGATACACAGGCTTGCGCCTTGACTAGAGGAGTAATGCGGTTGCTACAGTGGCTATTACACCAACTGAAATAACCAATAATTCCGCGTTTGTGAATGATCTACTTGCATGCAACCAACTAAACACTTTGCCCAAGTCTTCTTGAGCATCATCAATGGCTTTATCAGCCTGCTTGTGAGCATCTTTGATTGCTTTTTTAACGTCTTTCTTAGCCATAAATTACCCCTTAAAATGGTACGTCTTCAGATAAAAAGTCATCTTGCTTTGCGGGTTGTCCGCCCTCTACATAGATAACCTTACAGTTACCTAAAATCGGTGGTCGCTCTGCACCTGATTCTCTCTCTTCTTTCTCTTGAGATTGTGCAATAAAGCCATGATTGCCATATTGATCTTCTTCACTAGGATTAATAAAGGTAGTCAGGTTTAGATACTTTGCTACTGATCCATCCTTTTTTGTTACTTCTTTCAAGCGTGACTTATCTATCTTAGTCACATCAATACTTACTGCAATACCTATTTTATTACTCATTTCAAATTCTCCACTTCTGATTTTATTTCCTCTACGGCTAAGCTAATTTGCTCTGCCAGTTTTGCGATAAATTCCTCATCGCGCTCTACCCTTACAATAAAGGGCTTCATATCAGGGTGGTATGACATAAAATCCCACCATTTTCTGCCTGTAATATACAAACAGCCCTGTACCTGAGCATAGTGTTTACTTGGGCATTTCCCCTTTCTACTCCATGCTATATGGTTCTTTGGCGCGGGGCATTTAAACTCTACCCCACCATCTTCACCAATCAATCCATCAGGGCTACAGCCAAACTCTCCTGAGTCATCCAGTATAAAGCCTACTTCTTGTACGTCAACATCGTACATAAACTCATACGTTTCTCTAGCTCTAGGCTCTAGCTCCGTTCCTCTCTGCATCCATTCATTTACATAGATTGGTTCGCGCTCTCCAGTGATCCTTTCAGCTATCATCTCACTAATATAATCATCAGCAGATGCACTAGGCTTCCCTGCCGTAGTGACTAACTTGCTAAACTGACTGGCACTTGGTCTGCCTAACCTAGCGTCTAACCATTCCTGAGTACCCTGCTCAGCTTTTAGAATTTGCACGTTTCTTCTCCAACATTGCAACAGCCCTATCATACTGAGCTACCGATAACTCATCTACCGATTTAGCATTAAATACCTGACAGAACTTTTTAACATCGCTTTGCGTCTCTTCAAGCATCTTCTTTAACTTTGCAGATTGTATTTCAGTTATAGGTGCATCTAAAACGGCTAGCGGCAAGTCTTCCCCTGCATAAATGTAATGCCCCAGACCAAACATAGCAATACACTTAACTAAGCATCGCATCCTAGCGTCACTAACATCTCTTGATGAAGGGTTTACTACTGCTTTATTTCTATTATCCATTACAGGTAGCCACATACGCCTAGTAATACCCTCTATGGTTAGCTCTACTTCTACCTCTACAGTGCCATTAGGGTCTACATTAGGCTCAAAATAACAGTAACTAGCTTCAGGGTAATGCTTCATCAGCACCCCCCAAGCGTAAGCCCAAGACAGATAGCTCAACTGCCCCTTTTTCTCTATATGCTTTGATACATCAATAGCAGATAACACATTCCAAACACTACTCATTTTTCACTCCTCATAATATTTAACATTTGCTCATCACTATAATAAGGTCTGCACTGCTCTTTGGCATACGCATCGCCATAACCATAGTAATAGTTTTCGTTTTCGCATTCTCTGGCGGGATGCCCATGAATGCAATCATACTCACCGCGATCATAGTCGCTCATATTGTTTAAATCAGACATATCTATAATCCATTTGCTCTTGATGGTGTTCTATGTAATCAACAATCCTATCCTTAATTACACCAATACCCTCATCTACAACCTTTCCTATTTTTTCGTAATCATTTTGCTCTACTGCCCGCAATATTCTCTGGTGATAAACATCCATATCTTTTACAGATTCCATGTGTTCGCCAATTATTGCCTCTTGTAACAGCAAAGCATCGTTGTTTAATATATCTAACGCATAAATCCAAGCTACTGCTTCAACTTCGATATCGTCAGAATTTTTATTTATGGTCGGAAACTGCGTTTCAGCCTTTTTAAAATCATACTCTTGGAATATAAGTGGAGTCATAACAACCTCTTTTGTGTATTTGTGAGATATAATATTAGTCTGTTCTTTAACCAGTGTCAATTATTATTTGCATTTTAGTTTACATTCATTTACTATCTAAGCAAATCACTAAGGAGTCCACATGGATATTAATAAATCGCTAGACCATTTTATGAAAGCCCATTGCATGAGCCAAGCAGATATTGCTAGAGAGGGCGGATTATCACCTGCAACAATCAGTTTAATAAGAAATAATCACCGAGAGCCTAGTTGTGCTACCTTGGTTGCGTTGTCTGATCTATTTCAAATACCAGTCAGTGAGTTTATAAGGGCGGGCGAACATGGATAAAGGTTATTATGCAATCATACCTGCCAGTGTTAGGTATGATGAAAAGTTAAACGCTAATGCTAAACTTTTATATGGCGAAATCACTGCCTTATGTAACGAGAAAGGTTATTGTTGGGCTAGTAATAATTATTTTGCGGAGCTTTATAAGGTA